GTTCAACGGCCAGAATTCAGGCCAAAGTGGGTTCCCCGAAGGAAGAATTGCGGGGAATTCGATGACTTTCCACTCCTCATCCTTGCCTCTTTTGGCCGAATCCTTGAGAACCTGACCAATCAGGTCCCTATCTGACCACCTTGTGGCGATGATGATGATCGCTCCTCCAGGCTGAAGGCGCTGTCTCGGGCCAGAGGTGTACCACTCATAGGCCGAATCGTAGATTCCGGGGTTCCCAGCGGCTAAGGTCGCCTCTTGTTCCGAATGTGGATCATCAATGATCACCACATCCGCACCCCGACCGGTCATGGTTCCGCCCACACCGATAGCGAAATACTCCCCACGGTCATTCACAGCCCACCGGCCCGCACTCTTGGAGTCCTGTCTCAGCCGAACATTGGGAAACACCTCGTGGTACTGCTCCGAATCCACCAAGTTCCGGACCTTCCGGCCAAAGCCGACAGCGAGTTCCGACGTATTCGAGGACTGCATCACCTTCTTGTCAGGGAACTTTCCCAAAAACCAAGCCGGAAACAGGTACGAACCGAACTCACTCTTCGTATGTCTAGGAGGCATGCTGATGGCCAGCCTCTTGATCGACCCATCGGCTATACCTTCAAAGGCCTTAGCCACAACAGCGTGATGTCTCCCCGAGATAAACCCAGGCCACATCTTCTTCACAAAAGCCAAGAACGACCCCTGGCACCGCTCCCTCTCCAGCGCCATCTTGTATTCACTGACCTGATTGAGCAACTTCTCTTGGTCAGCCACGCTCAACTGACTGATAAGGTCATCCAACTTCATGCTTGAACGTAATCTTGATTCCTAAGATGCGGCAAATGCCCATGTACGTCGCCGCATAGATGTCCTTGCCAGCCTCAAACTTCGTAATCGTCTGCACAGAACACCCAGCCAACTTCGCCAACTCACCCTGAGTTAACCCACGCTCCTTCCGAGCCCGCTTCACCCGGTCCCCAAGATAAGCCAAGGTGTCAATCTTGACACCTCCCACATCTATATGTGAAACAGTAGTCACTCCAGATTCCTAAAGTTGATGTACACAGGCCGGATCGTCCTCCCAGCCCCTTCCATCTTCTTCACCACCCCCAACTTCACCAGCCGGTTCACGATCTTGTGAACCCCACTCACCCCACTCCTCCCAGTCACATACGCAATCTCCCTCACAGTCGGGCTGTACCCAAACCGCTTCCACCACTCATCAATCGCCAAAAACACTTCCTTCTGCGCCGGGCTCATCTCCATCTCCATGCACTCTCTCTCACTCCTATCACCCCTGCGAGCCCTCAAATCCCCTATCTGAACCCGTTTCCGCCTCTTATCCACATACTTATCCACAGAAACTGTGGATAACTTCTCCTCGCCGGTCGGTACGTTTTGGTGTACTTCAGACATGAAAAGTGAGTAAAACGTTGGGCGAAAACAACAAACTAATTGATTTATTGATTAGTTTGAGGTGTGTGCCTCATTTTTAGGCAAATCTAACTTTGACGGGGGGTCTCCCAAAAATGAGGGGGTGGGGTCCGGAGTCCCGCTGGAAAAAGAAGGGGGGGTGTCCGCAGAAATCGACTCTTCGGCAGAGGGGGAGAAATCGGAAATGGGGTGGGGGGATGATCGTTCGAGTGGGATAGTATGTGTAGGGGGAGGGGCCACCATATCTGACGCATCGGGGGGTGGGGTATGGGTGGGGTCGACCTCCCCCCGGCTTCCGGATAACTCGGCCAGGAGGGAATCGGCCGCGTTGTCTATCACCTCGGCGTCATCCGCCTGGGCTTTCAGCATCTCACGCAACTGGGCCATTACCTGCGCGCGGGTATCTTCACTAGATCGAATGGTGCGGATTTCTTTTCGCTCAGTAAAGGCGGCCACCTCGGTTACCGACCCTAATACTTTGGCCGCCGCAGTAATTTGACCGGGCTTCGATTCCGGGTCGGTGATTACTTTCACCAGGGAATGAATCACCAGGGAGCGCAGTCCAGCGGGGGTTTCATATTCCGCCGCCCTTATGGCCGCTTCGATGGCGTCTATTTCAGCAGCAATGCGGGAATCGCGTTTCATTCTGCTGGCTGCGTCCCCTGCGGTTTTGGGTTTGGCGTTGGGGGAATACACGGTTCTGTAAGCCTCTGCGCCCTTGGCGCCCTTTGCTACCTCAAGGGCGAATCGTCTTTGTTTGGGTGTCAACTCCCGGTTGACCTCTTTTCCCAGTAGTAGGGAAACGGGGACTGTATCCAATGCTTCTTTTACTTGCTTCCTGGATAACTTGGGTGCTTTCATACTGAGCCGATGCCCTTCGGGCTGAACCAAACCGCCGCCATCATAGGTGAACAGGTGGAGAACATCAATAGCCCAGCCCTATCGACCCCGCCGAACCTATGAGAACAATCAATTGGACGCCCTGAACCTATCACCGACAATGGCGGCGTGCTGACTGTTAGCACCAACACCGAAAGGGGATCGTATGACGCAGGAAGAACGCAGGGGTTACGACGAAGCAGCCCTTGGCAAGCCCTTCGATTCGACCCAGCCCGCCGAATGGCAGCAGGGCTGGCACAAATTTCACGACGATATGGCGCGGAGTGAATCCGCGCGCTTTGTTTAACCAGGAGCCCTCAGCATGGAAACCATCACCCTCAAAACCGCGCCCGAAGTCTCGGCCATTATTCGCGCCGCCGATCCTTCATATCGCAAGCAAAAGGCCGCGCTCTATGCCCGTGAGAGTCTCGCACTCTCGGGAACCTACTGGGATGGCGGAAGCCGCAACACCTACACGGCAGTTGACCTCTCAACCCTGCGGGCTGTTGCCGCGCCACAGTTTGACCCTCCGCAATTTGGCGGCGGCGATACCCGGACTGTCGCCATCCCTGAGGGAATCGCCATTGTTCGAACAGGCGTGTTTTGCGGCAAAACCGCATATGCAGCCGTTTATCTCAACCCGGCCAACATGGCCCGCCTCTTGAAGTAATCAACCCGGAGCCCTCAAATGAGCATTGACCAATTCCTAGATTCCCGCATGAGCCGCCGCCTGTTGGCCCAGGATCGCGCCCTGGCGCGCCTGGAAAAGCGCGAAGCCGCCGCAGATCAAATGATCGGGGAACTGTGCCGCAACGGCGCCCCCGTGTTCTATGTTTTCCCCGTAGGCGGAAAGTACCGCGAGGGAAACCGCGCGGAATTGATTTCCTACCTCATCCGCAACCGTCACGCCTAACCCGGAGCCCTTCAATGAAAGTTCTTGCCACTAGCCGACTCGAAGCCACCGAAATCGCTTTCCGCGCGCTTGAATTTGTCGCCGATGTTCGTATCACCGACTGTAGCGGTACGGAATACGGATATTGGGTCGAGTTTGACCCACGCGTTGTGACGAACGCGGACGAACTCGCCGATGTTGTGCGCGGTTGTGAAATCGAAACCAACTAACCCGGAGCCCTCGCCATGCAAGGTTTTCTGTCTTTCAGTCACGGTTTTTACCGAATCATTTTCCAGGCCATGCCCATTTGCGCCGATAAGCGCACCATGCGCGAAGCCCTGGAAGCCGCCGCCGCCCTGGGTGTTCCTGTTTCAAATGAAGCATGGAACGGAGACCGCGCCGAATGGGTTCATTTGCACACTATTGAGGAATGACCGCCATGACAAAAGCCCTTTTCATCCTGGCGGCGGTGCTTGCCGTTGCCGCCTACCAATCCCGGCCTTATGACTGCGCCACCGATACCGAATGCGAAGCGCAGGAAGCCGCCCGTTGTCTCATCTTTTGCGGAGAGTAAACACCATGACCCATGACCCCATGACCGCCGCCTACATCGAAGCGATTTACTTCACCGAAACCGGGGAAGACGGCCAACCCGCACCGGACGCGCCCCTATCCCCGGACTGCGCCCGCGAGGCCTGGGCCGCCTGTCACCGCCTCCGGCTGGCGTGCGCCGGGCATGACGGAATCGACCTCGGCAAATTTGACCCGGTGCAAGTCGGACATGACCTTTGGTTCACCCGTAACGGGCACGGGGTCGGATTTTGGGATCGACCCGAAATCTACGGGGAAGACAACGCGCGGATTCTCACCCTCATGGCGCGCGCCATGGGTGAGCATTACGCCGAATTTGACGAATAACCAACCGGAGAGCGAACAAATGAACCATCTTTCTATTTCATGGAGCACCAGCCGGGGCCGCGATACCTACGGTTACAACATCTGCCGCCTGGATTCCCGCGCCACCGGGAAACGATACCGCACCTGCGGCGGTGGCTACGATATGACCGGAACTGTCGTCGGGAAATGGCTAGAGGCCGAACACCAGTCCGAACTGCAAGCCCTGGCGGCACGGGTTCCCCTTGAGGACTGCGGCTACGCCGTGCCGGGCTATCGCAAGCCCACCCGCGAGGCCGGGCTTTATGGGCTGACTGTCACCCCCGAGGGATCGGTGAGTCTAGACGGCGCGTGCGGTATCCGTTCCATGGAAATCATCGCGGAGGCTATCGGGCTGCGCCTGGGTTGGCTGGGTAACCGCAAAGGGCATACAACCGGGTATTTCATTTCGAAGGGGGACGCATGAGATACCGCTGCCGCCCCCGCGCGGAGGACATAGAGGCGCGCCGCCGTGCCGCCATGAATGTCCTCGGCGCCGTGCTGTTGGCCGTTTCCATCGGCATCCCCTTTGCCCTTCACTTCCTGAGCATGAAACCATGACGACCTCAACCCTCTATGTTCGCCGCGACACCATGCAACCGCGATTCTGGCGCCTCTGCTGGTCGGAGCCGGGAAGCACCTCATTCTGTAACGCTGAGGGCGAGTGCAGCGCGATTTACTACCGAACCATGCGCGAAGCAATAGCGGCTGGACTGCGCCGCTTTGGTGAAGCCGCGAGAAAAGCCGACTGGTGATTTCACCCGCCTAGCCCTTCGCGGAGGGCTATGGGGTGCAATCCGCACCAAACAGAATGGAGATTTTCAAAATGCCGAACTGGTGCAACAACGCGCTGCGGATTCGATCCGCTGATGCCGCCATCCTGGCCCGATACCGCGCCGCCATCGAAGGCGGCCGCCTGTTGCGAGAGTGCTGCCCCGAACCGGAGACCGACGCCTACCGCGAGAGTCT